CTAGGAACTCTTTGAATCTATAGAAAGGTATAGAAATGAGCAATGAACTATCAATCGCGAATGAACGCGGACAATCAATGGCAGAACTTATGGGTGTGTCTACATCAGGTGGTGAATCAACACCATCCATAGCACGTATGGGTATGCTACACTCACCGCTTATGGGTGAACTTGAAGTAGGTGGTAAGGCCATCAAGACTGAGGTAGTACCAGTAGGTGCATTCATCCTCAATCGTGGTGACGAAAAGATCTACAGTAATGGTATTACAGTACGTATCTTTGCCCAGCGCCAACAGTGGCAACGTTGGAACAGTGAAACAGAAGAGATGGAGAAGTCTGTCTTAGCTAACTCACTCAATGGTGATATGAAGGATAGCATAGGTGGCTTCAACTTGGGTAGACCCTCAGGTTGGATCGAAGACTTCCAAGCTTTAGATGATGCTACTAAGCAGGTTATCCGTAGTGTTAAGCGTGTCAACGTTTACTATGGTACAGTAACACTTGATGATCCTATCAATGAGAAGGGTGAATCACTGGATAAGTCTGCGTATAAAGACGTACCATTTGTAATGGACGTTAAGAACCGAGACTCACTCAAGAGTATCAATGGTGTGTTGAGTGTACTCAAACGCAAGAACTTACTACCTATCATGTCTACTGTTAAGTTCATGGGTGTAGAAGATAGTATCCCTACAGGTGCTAAGTTCGGTAAGATCAAAGCAGCATCAGGTGACAGGGTTGATCTTGGTGAGGGCGACAATGAGATGTTAAAAGATTTCATTGAGCTTATTGAGTACAGCAATGGTAAGATCTTAGACTTATACCATGAGAGGTTTGACAAAGCTATGTCTGAGGATGATGAGTCTGTAGTAACAGACATTATCAACAATGACTTCATCGAGGTAAGCCCATGAATCACCCAGCAGAATTAGCAATCTACAGTTTTCTGCAGAAGGCTTTGGCTGGTGAAGCAAACATGACAGAGGCGGTGACCAAGCAGGTTGCCGCTGATGTTGAGGCGGCGTTGAACAAACAGTTTAACTCACCCCCACGTGGCGACTTCCGACTACGTATGTCTAACATTGGTAAAGCACCTTGTCAGTTGTGGTTTGAAAAGAATGATCCAGAAGATCGTAGACCTTTTCCACCACACTTCTTAATGAACATGATCCTTGGTGATATAGTTGAGGCTGTGTTCAAAGGGTTACTACGTGCAGTAGACCAAGACTTTAAAGACAATGAGATTGTCACACTCAAGTTACCTAATGGTCAGGAGATCAAGGGTGAATATGATATGGAGATGGATGGAAAGATTGACGATGTTAAGTCTGCCTCTCCTTGGTCATATAAGAATAAGTTTGAAAGCTTTGAGTCTCTAAACAAGGACGATAGCTTTGGCTATGTATCACAGCTTGTAGGCTATGCAGAAGCTGCAGGAAAGGATGTAGGTGGCTGGTGGGTAGTCAACAAAGGGAACGGTGAGTTTAAGTATGTAGACGCATCTGATGTGGATAAGGAAGCTGTAATAGATAGCATCCAATCTACTGTGGACTACATCGAGAGTGATGAACCGTTCAAGCGTTGCTATGAGCCAGTACCTGAGACATACTTCAAGAAGCCTAGTGGTAACCTAGTACTTAATTCTAAGTGTCACTGGTGTGACTTCAAGCACAAGTGTTGGGATCTACAGGAACTACCTTCACGTGTGTATAAGGGTAAGAAAGAAGCACCTCTTGTAGAGTATGTACTTGTTGGAGATGGCAGTGGTTCGTAAACACAACAGAAGAAACTATCGTAGTGGCCTTGAGCTAGAGGCCGCTACATTCTTAGAGACACGACAGAAGATTGTATCTTATGAAAAGTTAAAGATAGAGTGGGAAGATTTAAAGTATCGCACCTATACACCAGACTTCGAATTAGACAACGGTATTATAATTGAGACAAAAGGGTTATTCAGTTCTGGAGATAGGCGCAAGCACGTAGAAATACAGAAGCAACATCCTAAACTAGATATACGTTTTGTATTTAGTAACGCAAACTCTAAACTATATAAGGGTGCTAAGAGTAGGTACTGTGATTGGTGTGAGAAGAATGGATTCAAGTGGGCGCATCGAGTAATACCTGAGGGTTGGCTATTAGAGAAGGGTAAGCGTATGAAAGATCAACGTGTGAAAGTGAAGAGGAGATTATGATGGGCTATGAAGTAAAGCCTGGAGATGTTGCTATTATACTACACCCTTTAACAGAAGAGGGTGAGTGGACAGGACACATCAAGACAGGTCTAGTATTTGGCGAGGCTGAAACACACGATGGTATGAAAGCAGCACTAGAGGAAGCTCTTACTATGGCAGCAGCACAAGCATTCTTAGATAAGTACCCTGATGCATGGGATGATTTTGTAGAATTACGAGGTGACCTTATGAGAGAGATGTTCCCAGATCAGTACAAAGAAGCTCTGATTGAAACAGATACTGGGTACAAGGTAGAGGACAATGTTATTATACTCAACAGATGGACGAAGACAAAGGGTAGTGCATGAAAAAGTTTAATGTTACATTTGTAGCTAAGGTAGAAGACAACAATAATATACTGTCTTCCGCTAACAACAGCCATGAAAAAGATGTACACGATCTAATAACAGATGTTATATACGATGTAGACGATATGAATATAGAAAATTTAAATGTTAAGGAAAGAAAATGATTGCTAGAGAAGACATAGAAGCAATAAACAATCTAATAGACTCAACACCAACAGAGTATTCCGACTTTGTTGAGAGTATGATTGTAACAAAACCTGAGGATAGGCTAATGGAAAACCTATTAGGGTTGTGTGAGGAAGTAGGAGAATTACATGGCAAGATAAAGCGTGTACTGCGTGATAATACTAATGATGAAGAGGGTATTCTCAAAGAATGTGGTGACGTATTATTTTATACAGTTGCTATAGCTAATTACTTTGACAGTGACCTACAGGATATAATACAAAGGAATATGTACAAACTAAACAGCCGCGCTGCACGTGGTGTAATAAAAGGATCAGGAGATAATAGATGAGTAACCAATTACCAACAGACTATCAAGCATTCATACACAAGTCACGCTATGCCAAGTACTTTGATGGCAAAGGCCGTGAGTCTTGGGGAGAGACAGTAGGACGTTACATGGATAACGTAGTTCGCAAGGCGCTTGATCGTGGAGTAGTTTCAGCCGATAGTTGTTTTGCTAATACAGATGTAATGAACCTTGAACAGGCTATACTGGGCCAGGAAATAATGCCTAGTATGCGAGCGATGATGACTGCTGGTTTAGCTTTAGACCGCGACAATACAGCAGGATATAATTGTAGCTACTTACCCGTAGATGACCCTAAGTCCTTCGATGAAGCTATGTATATCCTTCTCTGTGGTACGGGTGTTGGCTTCTCTGTTGAGAGACAGTTCATCACAAAGCTCCCAGAAGTCCCTGATCTTTTCGACAGTGAGTCTGTCGTCGTCGTTAAGGACAGCAAAGAAGGCTGGGCTAAGGGGTTCCGTCAAGTTCTTGCACTCCTATGGGCTGGTGAAATACCTAAGTGGGATGTGTCTCAGGTTCGTCCTGCAGGTGCAAGACTAAAAACGTTTGGCGGTAGAGCATCAGGACCAGCGCCGTTAGTAGAACTATTTAACTTCGCTGTAGCTACTTTCAAGGGAGCGCAAGGACGTAAGCTTAGCTCTATGGAATGTCACGACCTTATGTGTTTCATAGGTCAGATAGTTGTTGTTGGTGGTGTACGCCGTAGTGCTATGATTTCATTGAGTAATTTATCTGATGATAGAATGCGTCATGCTAAGTCAGGACAGTGGTGGGAAACTGCAGGACATAGAGCATTAGCTAACAACTCAGTAGCTTACAGTGAGAAGCCAGACATGGAAACATTCATGCGTGAATGGTTGTCTCTGGTTGAGTCTAAGTCTGGTGAGCGTGGTATCTTTAACAGACAGGCATCTAAGGTACAAGCGGCTAAGAATGGTAGACGTGATCCTAACTACGAGTTCGGCTGCAACCCTTGCAGTGAGATAATTTTACGCCCATACCAGTTCTGTAACCTAACGGAGTGTGTAGTACGTGCTACTGATACACTAGAAGATCTTGAGCGTAAGGTTAGACTTGCTACTATCTTAGGTACAATACAATCTACTATGATTAAGTTTCCTTACCTACGTAAAGTATGGCAGAACAATACAGCAGAAGAGAGATTGCTTGGTGTATCTATGACAGGTATCATGGACAACCCATTAATGACACAGAAGAACAAAGGTCTGAAGAAGACACTAGAGCACCTACGTTCTGTTGCTGTAGAAACTAATCGGGATTGGGCTAACCTACTAGGTATACCTGCCAGTGCTGCTATCAGCTGCGTAAAACCTAGCGGCACGGTTTCACAGCTTGTAGATAGCGCCAGTGGAATCCATGCGAGACATAGCCCATACTATATTCGTACTGTACGTGGTGACAATAAAGATCCTCTAACTCAGTTTATGATTGATAGAGGTATACCTAATGAACCATGTGTTATGAAGCCTGACTCTACAGTTGTGTTTAGCTTCCCAGTTAAGTCGCCTGAGAAGTCAGTGACACGTAATGTTATGTCGGCTGTGGAGCAGTTAGAGTTGTGGCTTGCATATCAACGACACTGGTGTGAGCATAAGCCATCTGTTACTATAACAGTACGTGATGAGGAGTGGATGGATGTAGGTGCATTCGTGTACAAACACTTTGATGAAATGTCAGGTGTGTCATTTTTGCCACACTCAGATCACTCATACCAGCAAGCGCCTTACCAAGAGATAGATAAGAAAGAGTACAAAGAATTACTCTCAAAGATGCCTACCAGTATTGATTGGTCAGAGTTGTCAGACTACGAGAGTGAAGATAACACAGTGTCTATGCAAACAATGGCTTGCTCTGGAGACTCTTGTGAAATAGTAGATTTGGTATAGACTATGTATATAGTATTAGGAACAAGTAGTTGTGAGTTCTGTAACAAAGCAAAGAACTTACTAGAGGAGAAAGGCATAGCGTTTATGCCTTACTCTATTGATACAGTTAGTAGTAGGTGGTTGTTAACACTAATGTTAAAGGCAGGTATGAATACTGTACCCCAAGTCTGGGATAATGAAGGTCACCATATTGGTGATTATAACAAACTGAAGGAACACTTAGATGGTTGAAGTTTTAGTAATGTTTTTTGTAGGTATTGCAGCTATTGACGTAGCTAGTAATGTAGGTAGTTCTACTTATAATTATGTAGAACCTAAAGTAACACAGGGGGTAGATTACGTCAAAGATAAGTTTGATTCTGAAGAGCAAGAATAATGTATGTTCTTGTGCTTATAGCATTCATGGTGGGTGAGGAGCCAACAATAAAAGCCTCACCTATCCTGTATGATACATATGATAGCTGTATTGATGGTGCAGCACGTGCAATGACAAGTGTATATACATACTTACCAGAAGAACTTACTGAAAAAGTTTTTATATTACCTATGTGTAACGCTCTACCAGAGGATACATGATGCAACTAAAGTTCGATTTGTTTGAGCATATAGAAGAAAAAGAACCAGACTATGTTAGGCATAAAAGATGTACCGCATGTAAAGAAGTCTTACCTGAAACAAAGGAAAACTTTCATGTAGCAGTTCGTAACCTATCAAAAGATGGTAGTATTAACGAGCACTTACATAACAAATGTAAACCTTGTAATAACAACGCTAGAAACGTACAACATTTTCTTACGAAGTTACATGGTCATAAAGCTCTTGGTAAGTGTGCTTGCTGTGGTGTAGATGCAAAAGATCTTAGAGGAGAGAAGCTTCACCTAGATCACTGTCATACTACAGAAACATATAGAGGGCATCTCTGTAGCAGTTGTAATCGTGGTATAGGTTTACTAGGCGATGATCTTGAGGGATTGCAACGAGCAATAGACTACCTAAAGAAAGTAGAAAATAAAGAATGAAGAAGATAGAGCTAGAGGCAAATAACTTTGTTAAGACTAAGAGTAATAAGTTTAACACAGGGCTTAACAAAGAAGTGCGTGATCTAGACAACTACATCTTAAACAACTTACACGACTGTAGGGAAAAGGAGAGAGCTAGGGAGAAGGTACTGGAAGCAAAGATGTGGGCTAGGTTATCAGCTGACATACATGGAATAAAATAAGGGGGCTTCTTAGCCCCCTCTCTCTTTGTTTATAACTGACCTGCTTCGTCATAGGCATCTTTGAGATGCTCACTATAACTTATAAATAGATCTAGCTCAGCGAAAGAGTAGTCTTCTATTTCACCACTCACACCAAACTTTTCTTTCATTACTTTCTTAGCTTCTGATGTTATCTCTTTAGAGAACTTTGACTGTGCTTTATATACGGCTCTTAGCTTAACGTTATCCCCTGTAGTATAACCACTGTCCAACTTCTCACGTATCTGCTTCTTAGCGCTACGTAGTACAGCCTTTAACATACCGCGTCTTTCAGGCAGGTCAGCTTTCATAAACTTCTCTGTCCTTAAAAGTCTCTGCGTCTGTCTCTCTAAGATAGGTGCTAACATACCGTTGAATGCTCTATCGTATGCAGGTAGTTTAGATCTCTCATTAGCAGTCCAAGCTTGCATCTCAGACATAGAGTATGCTTTCTCAGTAGCAGTACGACCTTGCTTTATAGTTAGACCAAAGATTCTAGCAAAGGGGTTAGCATCATATATCTCACCCTCTCTTGTTGCTACTTTCAAATCTTCACCAGTAATACTATCTGTCTTGCCTATGAATGCTTCAAGGATATTATCAAAGTATTTTGTAGAAGTCTGAGTAAACAAACC